TGATATTATGAAGAAGAAGTGAAGTTCCACGAATATTGGGACAACGAGAATAAACTATTAGAACTTTCATATAAAGAATCTATTAGACAGAGGGAGGAACGAAGATGCAAGAACAAGACACGTGTGCCTGTCACACAGAAGAAAAAAGACAATCGGGGGAATGTTGTAAACAAAAAAAGCCTAACGCTTTAGACGAGTTTTGGGCCAGCTTAGGAGAACCTGATAAATGCAAGAAACCGAAATAGATCCAGTACATATAGTATATAAAACACAAAGACTGTTAGATGAACTAATGGAAAGCAACGCGCAAGTATTACTTGGCGGTGGTGTTGACAATATGTCCAAATACAACTATATTCTTGGAAAGATCCATATAATAGATCAAATCAAACAGGAACTCTCTAACCTGCTAAACCCTAAGGAGCCAGATAACGATGATGACAAAGTCACACGCATTAGAAGATAAGTACAAAGAAGAAGCTACACAAGCTAAAGAAGAACCAACTACAACAAACTTAGAACAGTTACCGAACCCGACTGGGTGGCGTATACTTGTTATGCCCTTTAAAGTTAAAGAAGAAACTAAAGGCGGAATTATTATTGCACAAGAAACATTAGACCGAGCACGAGTATCAACGCAAGTTGGTTACGTGTTAAAGATGGGTGATCTTTGTTATCAAGACAAAGATAGATATCCTACCGGTCCGTGGTGCGCGGAAAAGGATTGGGTGATATTTGCACGTTATGCAGGATCACGCATGGAGATTGATGGTGGCGAGATAAGAATGTTAAACGATGACGAGATATTAGGGACCATTAGTGATCCCGAAGATATCTTGCACGCAATGTAATCCATAGGAGGAATATACTATGCTAGACGAAGAAAAAACAATAGACGTTGGCGAAGCTAACGAAGAAACAACGGAAATTGATCTGGATGCACCAGCACCAGAACAATCATTAGAAGAGGAACAAATAGATGTCGAACAAACTAGTGAAGACAGTAATGAGTCCAATAACGCACCTGCGGAATCTGGCGAGCAGCAAAATGTTCAAACAGATAAAGAAGAACTTGGAGAATACTCCGAAGGCGTTAAAAAAAGAATAGCTAAACTTACGCGCAAAATGCGTGAAGCTGAAAGGCAAAAAGAAGAAGCTATTAATTATGCTAAACAAGTGCATGACCAATCAATAAAAATGCGTGGTCAGTATGATCAACTTGGTGGTCAGTATACTGACGAGTTAGAAGCTAAAGTTGCAACTGGTATGGATGCAGCAAAACTTGCTTATAGACAAGCGGTAGAAAACCAAGATGTTGATGGTCAAGTTGCTGCTCAACAATCTTTGGCACAAATGGCGATTGAAGAAAATAGGTTAAAAAATATTAAAGCTGGCCAAGAACAACGCTTGGCGCAAAAACCGGCAACTCAAGAACAACCGGTAGCTCAACCACAACAATACCAACAACCAGCACCAGTAGATCCTCAAGCAGACGCTTGGGCTACTAAAAATGCTTGGTTTGGTACGGATAATGCCATGACTTACACCGCTTTTGATATACATAAAGTTTTAGTTGAAGATGAAGGATATGATCCACAATCAACAGAATATTATGCAGAAGTAGATAAAAGAATAAGGGTTGCATTTCCCAACAAATTTGCTAAAGTAGAGGAATCTACAACTGCACCCGTGCAGAATGTAGCAAGTGCCCGTCGTCCGGCCGCAAATAAAGGACGCAGAAAAACCGTGAAGCTCACACCCTCACAGGTAGCAATTTCTAAAAGATTAGGTGTGCCACTCGAAGAGTATGCGAAACAACTATCGCTAAAGGAGGTATAAGCATATGACTAAAAAAGCAACAGATACTAACAAGACTGTTAAAACTTCCCGCGTGAGCGAAACTAGGGTTAAAAATGAAAAACCTAAAGTTTGGGCTCCACCATCATCTCTGGATGCACCACCTGCGCCAGACGGTTACAGACATAGGTGGATAAGAGCTGAAAGCATGGGCCAAGAAGATTCTCGGAACATGTCAGGCAAGCTTCGATCAGGATGGGATTTGGTGAGAGCCGATGAATACCCGAACGAAGATTATCCAAGTGTAAGTGACGGTAAACATGCAGGAGTCATTGGAGTTGGCGGCCTTGTGCTGGCAAGGATACCTGAAGAGCTCGCAAAGCAACGTGAGGCATATTATTCACAAATGAATGCCGATCGTAATGAAGCTTTAGAAAACGACCTCATGAAGGAACAGCACCCAAGTATGCCGATCAATCAAGAAAGGCAGACTCGTGTAACTTTTGGTGGCTCGAAAAAAGATTAATCTTTTATCAACCTCCATTTTAATAAAAAAAACTTAACCCTTTAAGGAGGAAACAAAATATGGCTAATACAGATGCCCCTTTTGGTTTTAGACCTAGTGGTAAAGTTGGCGGAAACCCAGACAACGGCGCGTTATCAGAATATGCAATTAAATCTGATTATGCGACGGCTATGTTCCAAGGTGACCTAGTAATTTTCAGTGCAGGACATGTTAATGTTTCTGCGGCGGGAACTGCAGGTAACATGGTATTCAATGGTCTGAAGTACGACGACAACACTACTAATAAACCAACTTTCAAGAATTTCTTTGACGGCACCGCTCTTGGTGTTCAAGGAGAAGTTTTTGTATACGACGATCCGTACCAAGTGTACGAAGCTCAAGGCGATTCAGCAACAGCACCTACCCAAGCAATGGTTGGACTATATATGGACAGCGTTAAAACTCACGCAGGAAATTCTACAACAGGAATTTCTGGCGATGAACTTGATGTGTCTACTAATAGTACTACATTGACTGGCGCAAAAGTGCTTGGCTTCGCTCAAACCCCAGATAATGAAATCGCAGCACATGCAGTAATGAGATGCTTCATAGCTGATTCGGTTCATTTAAATTAATAGCAGGAGGACATAAAAAATGGCTATATCAAGACAACAACTAGCAAAAGAGCTAGAGCCAGGTCTAAATGCATTATTTGGACTTGAGTACAAAAACTACGAAAATCAACATACAGAGATTTTCGACGCAGAAACATCAGACAGAGCTTTTGAAGAAGAAGTAATGTTAGGTGGATTTGCACAAGCAGCGGTTAAACCAGAAGGTTCTGGTGTATCGTATGACCAAGCGAACGAAAGCTTTACAGCTCGTTACTCTCACGAGACTGTCGCTCTCGCTTTCTCTATCACTGAGGAAGCTGTAGAAGACAATCTTTATGACAGCATCGCTAAACGTTATACTAAAGCACTAGCAAGATCTATGGCTAACACGAAGCAAATCAAAGCAGCAAACGTTCTTAACAATGGTTTCGCTACTGCAAATGGTGGAGATGGGAAAGCCCTTATGGCTGACGATCACCCTACTATTTCCGGTTCAACGCAAACTAATGAACTTGCAGTATCGTCTGATTTAAGTGAAACTTCACTTGAGCAGGCTATGATTGACATCGGTAACTTTAAAGATGAAAGAGGCTTAAAGATTGCAGCAAGAGGTATGAAACTAATTATACCTTCAGCGCTACAATTTACAGCTGAAAGAATCTTAAAGTCTACTGGACGTGTTGGAACTGCTGATAATGATATCAATGCACTATCTTCTAAAGGAATGATTTCACAAGGTTATGTGGTTAATAATTTCTTAACAGATGATGATGCTTTCTTTATCAAAACTGATGTTCCTAACGGACTAAAACACTTTACTAGAGCAGCAATTAAAACTGCTATGGAAGGTGATTTTGATACTGGAAACATGAGATATAAAGCAAGAGAAAGATACAGCTTCGGCTTTTCTGACTGGCGTGGTATCTTTGGTTCACCAGGTGCTTAATCATTAGATTAAGACTAAGATATTAAGGGGCCTTCGGGCCCCTTTTTATTTGCATATTCTCATTTAAAAGCGTATAATTCAACCACTGCATATTTAATTTAGTTAGTATAGACTCGTGCAGTAGACTTTCTCAGGACTATATTAACGGAAAAACGGAGACAAACTATGGGTAATACAACTTACAGCGGTCCGGTTAGATCAGAAGGTGGTTTTGAACAAATCACTAAAAACTCATCTACGGGCGCAATAACAACTAACTTTGATATCGATACAAGTGGTAACATCACAGGTACTGGTACATCGACAATAACAGGTGCAACTACTTTTGTTGTTCCAACAGTAACTATCGTAACAGGATATACTTCTGGTACAGTACTAACAGCAGCACAATCAGGATCTATTATAACATTTCCTGCAATGGGTGGTGCAGCAACTTTATCACTTCCAGCAGCAGCTGATTGTGTAGGGTCTACTTTTCATTTTGTAATGTTAGGCACAGCAGGTAATGATGTAGATATCATTACTAATGGTTCTGAAAAAATCATTGGTTGTGTACCAAAAGGTGATGGTGACAATGTAGGTATTGCAGACGCAAACGATTCTATAGGTTTCGATGCTAACGCAGTAGTAGGTTCAAGTTTTAAAGTAACTTGTATCTCTTCTACAGCAGCACTAGCTTTCCTTGCACACGACATTATTGATGGTCTTGCAGCGAATACTGGCGGCATTAACTTAAAATAAATAATTAACTCTGAGTAGGGGAGTAATGTCCCCTACTCTTTAGTAGGAGAAATAAAATGGCAGACGTAGTATTAAATCAAACACTTTTTCAAGGTGATAGAAAATTAGTTACACATTATCAAAACGTATCAGACAACGCCGGTGGCACAACTAAAATTGTTGATGTATCAGCATTAGCGGCAAGAGGTGATGGTTCAACACCAGCAACAGTTACTTTAAACAAAATATGGTATAGCATATCAATGACAGCAAAAGTAGATGCTGTTAAATTGATGTGGGATGCAGACACTGATGCAACTTTTCTAACAGTAGAAGGCGATGGTTATCTAGACTATAGCTCTATTGGTGGTATTAAAAATAATGAAGCTACCAATTTTACTGGTGATGTTGTAATTGTAATGCCTGCTTGTACTGCTAATGATAGTGCAACCATTACATGTGAGTGGCTTAAAAATTATTAATAGGAGTAGCATATGCCAAACACTACTTCAGGAACAGCAACGTTCGACAAAACATTTTCTATAGAAGAAGTTATCGAAGAAGCGTATCAACGTGTTGGTATAGATCAACTTACTGGTTATCAATTGAAATCAGCTAGGCGTTCTTTAAATATAATGTTTCAAGAATGGTCTAATAGAGGATTACATTATTGGGAATTAAAAGAAACCAATATTGATTTAATTGAAAACCAAGCTGAATATCATTTTTTTAGAAGCGCTGCAGATGATACAACTGATTCTAATCGCGCACAAGCAACTACTAATCAAATTGATTCTACTATTTTTGGTATGGATGATGTGTTAGAGGCAACCTTTAGAACAAATAGAACAGCATCTACACAATTGGATATATCTTTATCTAAAATTAGTAGATCAGAATATTCTGCCTTGTCTAATAAACTACAATCAGGTCAACCAACTCAATATTATGTACAAAGGTTTATAGATAGAGTTACAGTAACTGTTTATCCGGTACCTGATTCTACTTCAGCTTCTGCTGATTTACATTTATATTATGTTAAGAAAATAGAAGACGTTGGTGATTATACAAATGCAAGTGATGTACCTTATCGTTTTGTTCCTTGTATGGTATCAGGTCTTTCTTATTACTTAGCTCAAAAATATAACCCACAGTTAGTAGGGCAAAATAAAATGTTGTACGAAGAAGAATTAAATAGAGCTTTAACTGAAGACGGTTCTTCTACTAGCACTCACTTAGCACCAAGGATGTACAATGGGTAATTTTTCATCAGGTAAAAAAGCACAAGCAATTTCTGATAGAAGTGGAATGGCTTTTCCATATAATGAAATGGTAAAAGAATGGAACGGTTCATTAGTTCATATATCTGAATTTGAATCTAAACATCCACAAATAGAGCCTAAACAAAGTACTGTAGATTCACAAGCTTTAAAAGATGCAAGGCCAGACAGAACTGAAACTGCTGTACCTAATTTATTAAAAGCTAATTCTTTTAAAACAGGAACTGCTGGCACTAGTGCTGTAACAGTAACTGAAATAGCACATGGTAGATCTAGTAGTGATACAGTTAGATTTTATGGCGCAGCAAGTTTTGATGGTATTACAGCAACGAATATAAATAGATCTGCTGGATACACAATTACTGTAGTGGACACAAACACATATACATTTACAGTAGCAACCGATACCGCAACAACCGGTAGTATTAATGGAGGGGGTGTTCGGTCTTACGCTGGACCAGCAACTATAGTAGCATGACAACATACGCAGAACTAACACAACAAATATTAGATTATACTGAAACAGATGATAATGTTTTAACGTCAACTATTAATAATGATATTATAGAGCATGCAGAATCTAGAATATTTAGAAACGCTGATTTAGATGTATTTAAAAAATATAAAACTGCATCTCTAACGTCAGGCGATGCTTTTGTGGCAATGCCTGGATCTACACCACAGACTTTTGCTTTTATTAGATACGTACAAATATTCAGTACTGACAATGTTCGTATATCCTTAGAAAAAAAAGACAGTTCTTTTATGAACGAGTTTTTACCAAATAGAACTACTACTGGAACACCTAAATATTATGCAAATTGGGACAATGATACAATAATACTTGCCCCAGCTCCGGATGCAGCATATACTGTGGAACTAGCGTATAATGCGCAACCCACAGGACTATCTTCAGGTAATACTACAACTTGGATTAGTACAAATGCACCAGAGATGTTGCTTTATGCCTGCCTCGTAGAAGCTTTTAAATTTTTAAAAAATCCACAAATGGTTCAAATGTATGAATCATATTATAAACAAGCTTTACAACCTTTTGTTGGTGAGCAGATGGGTAGAAGAAGAAGAGACGAATATATGGATGGAGTACCTAGAATAGCTATTCCTTCTGAGAACCCTTAAGGAGAATATATATGGCTAATATAATTAGTAATGTTTTTAAAGACCAGTTGTTAAAAGGCAACCACAATTTTCAATCAGGTGGTGACACTTATAAACTAGCTTTATATACTTCATCAAGAACAGCCGCAGCAACTGATGCTGTATTTAATACAACTAATGAATCAAGTGGTACTGGTTATACTAGTGGCGGTGGCACCTTAGTTAATAGTGGTGTTACTGGAGGTTCTTCAGCAACAACTGCTTTTATAGATTTTAATGATTTATCATTTACCACTGTTTCAACAACTGCGCGGTTCGCGCTTATCTATCAATCAAGTGGTGGTGCAAATAGTGCTAGCGCTAATGCAGTTTGTTGGTTAGATTTTGGCGGAGATTTTACAACTACTGCAGGAACTTTTACAATACAATTTCCAGCAGCAGGAACAAGTACAGCAATCATAAGATTGGCATAAGGAGACTAAATGGCGTTAGTACTTAACGAACGAGTCAAAGAGACCACAACCACTACCGGCACCGGTGCGTTATCATTAGGTGGTGCTTCAGATGGTTTTGAAA